TGCCACTGCATTAAAAGAACCAGCACTTGCAACAATACTACCATTTTTCCTAATTGCCATAGATGCTTCAGTATTTCTATAAACATCATAAGCGGCATTAATTTCCCAATAACCTGCTTTTTGTGGTGTAAAAGTATAAGTTGAAGTATTAAACCAATTACTTGGTACATTTTCAGTAGCACTTACAACACTATATCTACATGGGTCTTCGGTGAAACCACCTGGTAAAGTGTAAGTTACATTAGCATATGCCTCCAATAAATAAGTTAGATTACTACCACTTTCTGTTACTATCGAATTTATTCTCGTATCTACTGATGCTGAAAAATCATTAAAAGATGATGTTTGTAATCTTGCAGATATGCCATTATTAAATGCAGTATTTAATGCTTGTTGAGATGCAGTAAACGAATTTAATGCAGATATATCGGCAGATTGGGAAGTGAATCCTAATGCAGATATTTGTGCAGATGAACTTATTATATCTGTTGGTTTATTTGCAATGTTATCCCAAGTTGTTTGGGTAATACTACCACTTAAAACATATCTACTATCGTATGATGATGTTAGTTGAGATGACCCACTAATTAAAGTTGGTTTATTTACAATTGTATTAAAGTTTGTAGAACCAGTTATACTTCCAGATACTGATAATGAACCACTTATTTTTAGAACTCCATCGGTTCCAAATTTTAGTTCTTTCAATGCTAATGAAAAATAACCGTTGCATCTATAAGGTAATTCCAATAAACCATCATCTAATGTTATTTTTACAAAAGGATAATCGTATTCTACATTGGTTACATTATATGTTCCAATAGTTTCTATATTTGCTATCCAACCAGGTTCAATACTTGTAGTATTTGTATCATTTGGAATATAACTCCAAAATATATTATTAGGAGTTGGGTTTTCATTAACACCAAATGCGTTTCCAGAAATTGAAACTGTAAATGAACCAGAAACAATTTGTTGTCCTTTAAATACATTTGAACCAGTTATTGCAAATGAACCAGTTTGAGTTTTTAACAAATAACTACCACTATTATTTTCTAAAGATGTTAATCTACTATTTTGAGTAGTGTTAGTTGTATCATTAGATGATGTATAGGTATTAAATGAAGATGTTTGTAAACGGGCATTCATACCATTTGTAAATGCCGTATTTAATATATTTTGTGATTGTGTAAATGAATTTAATGCAGATAAATCCGTAGATTGTGAAACAATCCCATCAGGCTTATTTGCTATATTATCCCAAGTAGTTTGAGTAATAGAACCACTCACAACATATCTTGTATCGTATGAAGAAGTTAATTGTGATGAACTACTAATAACATTTCTACCTTTTGTTTCAAACGAAGATGTTACGGATTCTAATGAAGATAATCTATCTCTATCTAATATATTTACTCTTGCAGTAACGGCATCTGCTAAAGTATCTAACTCAATTCTGTAAGTAGTACCACCATCAACTCCAACTAATGATGTGTTTAATGATGCACTTTCTAATGCCGTTAATTGTAATATTCTTTTTCTTACGTTTGCCATTTATTATATTATTATATCCAAACCATCTTCGGTTGTTATGATAAAATCATCTTCAGTTGCAATTGGAATATCAACCAATTTACCTACAACATAAATATCATTTATTGTTATAGAATCGTAATCTATATAATTATCCAATAAAGTAATTACTACATCATTTTCTACTTCTTTTATTGTATAATGTCCTGGTAAATGTAATCCATATACTAGTATTTCAAAGTTTTCAGGAGATGCACCCTCTGTACCATAATCCAATGCCACATTATAGATAGTAAGAGTTCCAAATCCAGTATTATCAAATGCATCAATTTGTCTAGATACTATTCTTCCACTAAATTGTAGAATTTCATCATGAAAATCTTTTATTTTATTCTTATTATTTACTAATTTAGTAGCATTTGGGTTTGATTTAGTATTTGAACTAAATTTATTTGCAGTTGGTTGCTCTATATTCAATAAGCTGCCTGTGATGTATAAATCATCATTCAAATTATTAGGATTTATTTTTGGTATAATCCTATTTAATTTTTTCGCATTTGAATTAAATCTATTAAGCATATTGTTCTATATCACCTGTTACTTCAATGTAATCATTATTATCCAAATCAAATTCAAAATTCTCTTTTATAAATTTGATTAATAATCCCTCACTTCCTTGCTCCACAATATAATCTTTTGCTGATATATGTTGTGTGTTTACTATCACCCTTAATCTATCCTGCGTTCCTCTATGTTCTATTTCTCTCAACAACTCAACGAATCTCCAACCCTTTGCTTCGTATATCCAATATGTAGGATGATTTAAATCCTTTGGAGTTAATTCGGTATCACCTAATTTTCTACTAATTTTTTGTGTTATATCTAAAAGGCTTCTTTTCATTATAAATTAATAAATTTACCTGTTATTGAAATTTCATCACCACTATCAACTGCAAATCCTAAATTTGCTTGAATAAAATTGATAATTAAAGATGATGATGTTATACTAACAGAAAAATGTGTATTATGATAATATCTAGTACCATTTATATATACTTTAACATCGTATGTATCATCTGCAACTGCTATACCACTACTAACTACAGATACTAATGCAGCTGGTGTTTTTATTAATTTTATACCACTAAATGTAATAGTGTTATCTGTTATAGGATTTTGTATTTTACTATTATTTAAAGATAGGAAATCTATTAAGTCTTTATTATCATAATAAGGTGATGTGGTTGTTAGTAATCCTTCTAATCTACCTGTTCCACTTGTTACATCCGTTTCAGTTGCAACTACAACTCTTTTTGTAGAAAATGATTTTTTAGTAGTATCCTCTCCATCAAATTTTTCAGGAAGTAAATGTGCTTTAACTGATAAACTAAATTCAATTCTATTGATACGTTCGGTACCATCTCCAACTTCGTTTATTACATTGAAATCCCCCAAACTTGTTCTAAATTGGAATCCTGCTTTATCACCCCAATATGTACCAGTATATTGTAATTGTTCTATTACCGAATTCAAATGTTCTGTATAAGAAGTCCAAACCATGCAATCATAGTTTAGCTCTACATATTCTGGCATTTGAATTTTATATATTTCATACTTTGGTTGTGAAGATTTTCCTAAAAGTGTAAATCTATCATATCTGTTATCTTTTGAGTATTTTGTAATACCCTGGTATGTTACATGCCGATTCTGCATTGGCATTGTATCATCTTTTGAAATAGATGTTCTACGAATCATCATCAGAGGTAATTGAATTTTTCCATTACCATCTCTGTAAATTCCTTGTCTTCTTGCTCCATTCCATCTTTCGGAATTACCGTATATTACAGGTATTTTTAAAGCTTTACCATTATCATCCAATGTGGGTAATGCAGTATCTTCCAAATAAGACATCATAGCGTAATCAATATCATATAAAGATACCGATTGCCTTACTTCTCCTTTTCCTTTTTTAGTTTGAAGAATTCTTTCCTGTTTTCTTAATGGATTTGTAGACATATTTTTATCTTATTCTCTGTTCAATGTTAAGATTTGACTTACTAACTAAAAATGCAAAACATACTATACTGTAAGTATTTTGTGGTAACCCACCAATGAATTGTACTTCATTCACATTATTTATTTCATAATACTGATTATCAAAATAAACAACATCTCCTATTTCAGGATGTATATTTCGTTCTTCTAACAACCCTCTATCAAATTTGAATGTTATATCCTGATTGGTATCTGAACCAAACCCTTCATATTGAACTGATTGCGGTTCTTTATCAATTAATGAATATAACTCTACGCCTTTATGCCATGTTTTATTCAATGCTTCACCGTAAATATTTATTTTGGTTTCATTTAAATTTATCTTATATAAAACGACAGTATTTTCTATTACAGTATCAACCAATTCTCTGGCTATACTTTTAAAAAAATCCAAATCTCTACCTAATAAAAACTTTGGCATATTATCCTACATATATTTTAAGTGGAACTTTTCTCAACATTTCTTGCTGATGAGTTGATTCGTGTGCTTTATTTTCCATTACATTCTTTCTACTCAATTCTTCCAAATTTTCTCTTAATTGTTTCATTAACTCATCTTTTTCAATTTGAGCTTCTGCTCTCAATTGAGCTCCATCCAAATTAACTTCTCCATCTGGAATGGGAACTGATGAATACTTTTCTCTAATTGCTCCTAATAATTCTTTTGAAAGTGCAAGAGTATATTTTCTAATCCATTGTTTACCCACATCATTTATGTTTGAGTATTGGATAAAATCATAAGGAACATCTGAATAATCGGAAAGAGAATCTGCTTGAATAGTTTGTGAATCATGTTCGAATTCATCTCTACTCATATAATCGAAATATATTCTACCAAGCGTTCCAACCGTTGGTATTGGGAATATTTCTAATTTGTTATCTACTATATTGAATGTATGTGCAGATTTACGAATATGGTCGTTAAACTCAATTTGTTGCATTCTCAATACATCTTCGTAAAGAGGCATCATTAAGAATTGTGCAGCAGGGGAGAAATTGCCAAATCCTAACTCACTCATTAAGTTTAGAGTTCCTTGTGCACCAACTGAATATGGGTCAAAGAATCTTGCAATAGCAGGAGTTGCTTCGTGATACATTCTAGTTACATCAATAGTAGAACTTCCTGTAAATAATGTAGTAAACGATGCAGATGATTCTGCATCAATAGATGTACTCATTATATCATATTTTTGTTGGCCAGGAGTTAAATTGATGTATGCCTTTTTAATTGAAGTATGCCCACCCACTCCTGCTAATGTTCCATATTGTTGAGACATACGAACCGCAGTTGGAAGAAATGAACCTTCAACAAGTGTTTGTGAATAGTTGGCAACTTTTCCCTTTGGCTGACCTTTTAGAATATCAAGGTTATTACGAAGATTGAATTGATTTATTTGAGCAGAGTATTCTGAAACAGATTCTTCAAAACAAGCCCAAATTTGTTGATTATCTAATTCAATATTTACAACAGGATACCCCAATCGTTTTGCAACCCAAACCGCAGTTTTTGGAGCATCAGTTCTAAACTCGGAATCGGAATCATATAATCCAAACGGAGTTGCTTCTGCGGATGCCGATGCTGATAAAAATGATGCTGCGGTTGAACCAGACCAATATGTATTTATAGACATATCTTAAAATTTATAGTTTTACTACTATAAATATATAAATAAAAAAAGAAGTGTTATCCTATTTGTGTCAATGTTGCAATCACCGATGGAATTGCAGGTCTCGTTGGATTTGTTTGAGTACCATTTGCAAATAATTGACCCGTTGAAGAATTACAGCTCCATTTAATTTCAACATAATCATTTGCACGAATGGGTAACATCCAATTCCATGCCGCAACACTTCTACCCAAAGAACCTGCTACTTTTGTTAAGGTTACATTTGTATTTGAATTTGCGACATTGCTACCAGTATATGCTAACCATATATCGAAATCAATTGTAGTATTTGCGGTATTTTGTAATTGTGCCGAAAATTGTAAATTATATACCCCAGTATTGGCAGGTGTTATTCTACTACCATTTGTAATACTAACCTCATGTGCAAAATCGGTTGTATTTAGTTTCATTGAATATGCAGTATCAGCAGAACCACTTTGTGTAGTAGTATCACTAAATTGTCCGTAATTGAATAATTTATTTCCCGCTAAATAAAATTCAGAACCACTTGCTACATTTACATTGCCTTTAATATCCAATGAACCAGTAATAGTTTGTGAACCACTAGTGTACATTGAACCCGTCATTGTAATAGTGTGATTGTGGAAATTTGTTGAACCACTTACATCAATAGTTCCATATAAATTGGTATTACCATACAAATTATTATCACCAATTTGAGTAGTTGAACCAGTTACTAAAAATGAACCAGTTAAAGTTGAATTGCCTGTAATTCCAATTGTGCCACTTAATAAAGTATTTCCTTGTAAAGTATTATTTCCAATTTGTGTAGTTGAACCAGTTACTAAAAATGAACCTGTCATAATAGTATTGCCCAATGTAGTTGTTGCTCCGATTACATCTAGTGAACCTGAAATCTTAACTGAACCCGTAAATGCATGAGTATCACCAGAATCTAATCCAAAATTAGTAGATGCAGTAAAATGTTCTACCGATGATGTTGTTACTAAAAATTCGTTTGCAAATATATCTCCCGCAATGGTAAGATTGCCCATTATAATTTGTCCGCTTGTAAATATATTTGAACCTGTGGTTGCAAATTGTCCTGCAGATAGATAACCTAACATACCATCTTCTTGACGAGTTACTATTGAATCAATAGCATCTAATTCGTATTGTTTTGTATAATTTTTAGCTTTTTCAAAAGCCGTATATCTTTCTTCGATAGCCATAATGTGGTAGATGTATTTAGTATAAATATAAAAAAAAGAGGGAACATTACTGCTCCCTCAATTTTTACTCAAAAACTCTAAATATTAAAGAGTATCCAAACCATCAACGATGATTTTACCATAGAATTCAGGTCTTACAATCTTTTTAGCGTAACGAGTCATCACACCTCTACGTGGAGTAAAGTTGGTTGGGTCGTACACTAAAGGAGTCATAATCAATGGTACATATGGTGCGTAAACTGCTCCAGTCTCGAAGAAGTTAGAACCTTTGAAACCTAACAAGATTACGTTTTCAGTCATGTAAGGGTTTTTGTAAACATCGTATCTGTTAGAGATTTGTCCGATGTTAGTTACACCTGCTGCGAAAGATAATGCATCCTTACCTGGGTTAGCAGAGAATCCGTTCATAGATTCCAAAATTGTAGCTACGTTTGGAGAACATACAACGAAGTTTGCTCCACCTCTCATAGTCAATTGGTGAATCTTATTAGATACTTTCTGCAATTTGATACCCAAAGTTTGGAACCAAGTATTCTTCTGATATGCTGAAGCTGCTGCTGCGTTAGAATCGATAGCGAATCCAGCACCAGTCCACTCATATCCTACTTTAGAAGACCAGTAATCAGTTGTAAATGCATTCTGCTGCAACATCTCAAGGATTTCCAAATCAATCTCCAAAGAGATGTATTCAGATAACATTTGAGTCAATTCAGCTTCTGCATCTACAGAGTGATATGCGTTCAAATCTTGTGCCAATTCAGGAGTCCAAATTGCTTTCAACTTACGAGTTTTAGCAACGATTGGCTCTGATTTCAATTCCAATTCAATTTCTGGAATAGCCAAATCACTTCCTCTATCTTCGAAATCTCCACGAGAGATATCAGTTGGTTGTACATGGTAGTACAAAGTAGAACCTACAGTTGCATCACCTGCTAATGGGTTAGCAGAAGTATAAGATGCTATGAATGATACGTTTGAACCATTTTTAACTGTGTATTGAGGAAGAGTTACATATCCTGAACCTGACTGAATTAATTCAAATGCTCTTACACCATTGAAATCTGCATCAGCTGGTAAAGAAACAGTTAATTTTCTCAATTTGTCAGCTGCATAAGATGCAGAAACAGTAGTATTGGATAAATCAAAAGAAAGGTCTGCTAAAGATGCAGAAGCAACAGTTGCAGCTTTTGCAGCAGTTGCGTTATTGATTGTGTATCCAAAACGACCAGCTCCATACAAACCACCTTCAGTAGCTTGAGTAGAACCTAATTTGTTACCAGCTGGTGATAAAGAATCTTTACCGAAAGTACCGCTGTTACCAAATAATGAAGAACCTGAAAAGTTTGGATTACCAGCTGGGTTTGAACCATATTTGAAATCCATATAGAAGATAAGACCAGATGGTAAGTTCATTGGCTGAACTGAAACGAATTCTTTCGCTGCAATTGAACCGAAGATACGTCTTACCAATGGAAGAGCAACACCAGCCCACTCTTCAGAACCTGAAGAAGTACCTGTACGAGTTGCCTCATCTAATAATTGCTTTGCTTGGTTTTCAAGCATTACTGCCATACCATGCTTTGTAGTTTCAGAACCTACTCCTTCAAGTAGACCTGTTTTTTCCCATTTGCCTTTCAAACCTCTGGT